CCGTTCTCGGCCAGCATGATGCCAGCGTTCTTGCGCAGCCCGTGGGTGGTGTAGGCGGTGTGGCCGGTGGCGCGCAGCACCTCCCTGATCCGCAGCGAGAGAGACTGAGCACTGTACCGCCGCCCCCACTTGTGGGTCAAAATATATACGGAGGTTCCCGACTTCTTCGAGGTGGCCGGCTTCTGCGCGTAATCCGCCAGCACGTCACGCAGTAGCTGCGGCGCCTTGATCCGCATGGGCGTTTGGCTGCGGTCCTTCTGCTGCGCAGGGTGAAGTGCGTCCCGTCGAACTGGTCGCGCCTCATGTTGGCAACGTCGCTGACCCGCTGGCCGGTGCAGATTAAGAGATGGAAGCCGACGTAGAGGTTCTCGTCACACGCGGCCAGGAAGTCGTCCTGGACCTGTTCCGGCCAGGGCTGGTGCTCCTGCGCGACGGTGTACGGCTGCCGGATCTCCTTGCCCGTCATCGGGTTCGGCCGGTCCCCGCCGTCGAAGTCCGCGAAGTCGCGCGCAAACGACCACAGGTTCGACAGCAACGTCTTTTGCTGCGCCGCCGCAGCGCCGCCGCGCTCGCGCTTCACCTTCTGAATGTACAGGTTGGCCTTGTGCGGGGTCAGGTCGGCGAAGGATAGCGCCGTGACGCCCTGCTCGTGCAGCAGGTCGAGGCCGAGCCGGTAATTGTACTGCGTCCCCTTGGCGAGCGGCTTCTCTTTCAGGTGTGGTTTCCCAGGGTCGGCAAAAAATCCGACGCCTTGTAGCGCTCGACGAACAGTCCGATCGTCGGCGCCGCCGCGCTCTTGGGCTTGTGCATCGCCGCCGGCCGCCCCGGCTTGCGCGTCTTGTTGATGCTGGCGAGCAGCCGGTCGTATTCGGCCGCGAACTCCGGCGAGCTTTCGTCGGATGGCAGGCGCCCCAGCACCTTGCCGCCTTGGCGAAAGAAGATGCTACCGTCAGGGTAGCGCTGCAGGTATTTCTTGCGTACGATCATTTGTCAGTTCCCCAGGATCTTGCTCCATTTGTCCTCGCTGGCCGCCCCAGCGTCGGTTTCACCCTCGTAGTGTTCAACAAACGCATCCAACTCGGCGCGGTCCCAGAACACGATGCCGCCCAGCCGCTTGCCCTTTGGCAGTCGCTTTTCGTCGACCAGTTTTAGGAAGGTCGACGTCGCCAGGGACAAGTAGGCGGCAGCCCGATCAGCCCGCATTGCGCGCGGCGGATAACACAGGTCGTCTGCCAGCTTCCGCGCCATTTCACTCTCCTTAGGCTACGTCTCGTCGATCTGTTTTTGACGCATTGTGCTCCTCTCTATTGTGGTGCCTGCGGTAGATCGGCGGGGTTCCGTGCGTGACTGCGCGCCAGCATCTCGTTGTCTTCGACGAGCCTGAACAGGTCGTCCCAGATGCTGCACGCGCGGCCGACTATGCCGATAAGCTGGTCGTCGGCCGGAAAGGTTTTCCAGACGTCGCCATATTCCGCCTGCCAGCCTTTCAGCATCCCCTCCGTCATTCCTACGTGCCTTGCGACGTCAAGCCGCCATCTCTCAGCGGCATCGAGCGGCGGCTCTGCCTTCTCGGGTTCGACGCGCGCCGGCTTCTCCTGCTCCTGCGCTTCCGCTGCGGCGCGCTGGGCCTTGAGCTGCTCGGCGTATCGCCGCGCGCCTTCGCGGTCCTGCTCCGGCTTCGCCTCGGTGGTCGTGGTGGTGGTGGTGATCGGCGGCTTCGGCTCCTTCGCCTTCGGCTTGGCGGCCGGCTGCTTCGCCTTCTTGATCTTCTTCTTGACGCTGGCGGTGGTGACCGGCTTCCCGGCCTTGGCGTCGGCGATGGTGTCCTCGATCACCTCTTTCGGTGTGCTTGGCGCGGCGAGCAGGAAGACGACGCTCATTCTCAAATCCGAAATCGTTTCGGATTTGCCGCCAAACTTGGCATAGCTATTCATGAGGTGCTGGGCCATCCGGTCGGAGAGGTTGAACTCTCGTTCAAGCCACGGTGCCCATGCGCCATGCTCGCACCGGTTCTTTGCTTCGGTCAGCCACCGACCGGCTTCGAGAAAGTCGTCGATCCCGCGATGGAGGTGGGTGCGGATCTTGTCTGCGATCTCGTCCAGGGTGCATGCGGCGGGCGCGTCGGCCTTCTTCTTGTCCCGGTGGCGCTGCTGGCGTTCGGCATTGGTCAGGGGCTTTGCTGTGGTTGCTGTCACTGCCATCGCTCTCTCCTGCGCTTCGCTCTACTTCGAGTCGCCCTTAAGTTGCTTGATGAACGCCATGCTTATGTCGAGCAGCTGGTCTCGGCTGTATATTCTGCCCTCCAGCTCCGCCCTCTCGTTCTTATGGTCGAGCTGCAGCTTGGTGATGTAGTCGATCAGCTCCGCCATGCACCGTTTCGCGGTTTTCTCCGCGACCTGATCCATGATGCCCTGAATATTCTCGTCGATCAGGGTGCGATCGAGCCGGCGCTGGATCGCCGCGTTAATGGACGGAAGCCCGTCCTTCTTCATGTCGTGCTCCAACACCTTCCAAGTGTTCTCGCGCAGCCGGATGGTCAGCCCCGCCGGGCGCTCCTTCTTGGCCATTCCGCTCCTCCTCCAATGCCAGCAGTCAACTCCATACAACAATTTCCATCGGTTTGCCAATAACCCATTGTGGTTTGAATTGGACCCGACGCGAAAATTGAGATACAGGTGGTGGCATCGGCTCAGCCGACACGCATCGACAACGTATGGAGTCATCGATGTCGGACGAAACCCTGGTTATGACCGTGCCGGAGGCCGGCTGGCGCTATTTCAAGCTGAAGAAAGATGCCGCCTATAAGGCCGCGCGGGAGGGCCTCATTCCAACCATCCGCATCGGTGGCGCCGTGCGCGTGCCGATCGCACCGTTGGAAAAAATGATAGCCGAGGCCTGTGAGGAGTTCTCGAAATGAGCAGCGCCCGCTCGCGAGGGAACGCGAGCGCGGCGCCACAAGAGAGCGACGACAAGGGCCGCAATCTAGTCCCCGCGCAAGATCCCGACAAGGTCATCATCTCAAAGTTCTGGAAGAGCCGCAGCCGCAGCGAGCACATCCAGGTCTCGATATTCCAATGGCACAACCTGCCCCTGGTCGACGTGCGCGTGTTCGTCGACGAGGCCGGCATCAGCAAGCCCTCCAAGAAGGGCATCTGCATCAACATCTGCAAGACGGACGAGCTGATCGACGCCCTGCAGAAAGCGCGCGCAAAAGCCGCTGCGCTTGGTTGGCTGAAGTAGCAGCCATGCTGTCCTTGCCAGAGATAGCGGCAGCGACCGGCGGCGAAGTGTGCGGGAGCTGCGTGAAGTGCCCTGCGCCAGGACACAGCGACAGGGACCGCTCGCTGTCGATCCGGCTGGCGCCAGATCAGGTCGACGGCTTCGTCGTCTACAATCACAGCGACGGCGACCACATGGCCGGCAAGCGCTGGGTCATGGAGAGGCTCGGCATCAAGTCGCGGTTCAATGGCGCCAAGGCAACCGCCAAGCCGGCGGACATCTTCTACCTCTATGAGGACGAGACCGGCGCGCCGCATCTGCGCGTGAAGCGGACACCGGCCAAGCAATTCATCCAGTACCACCTGGAGAAACGCAAGTGGGTGAAGGGCCACCCCAAGGGACCAAAGATCCCGTTCCACCTGCCGCAGTTGCTGGCCGCCGAGCACGAAAACGTCGTCGTGGTCGAGGGCGAACGAGACGTCATCACCATGGAGCAATGCGGCTTCGTCGCGACGACCGCACCGATGGGCGCCGGCAAATGGTGGTCCGAATTGGACCGGTATTTTGTCGGCCGCGACGTCATCATCATGGGCGACAACGATCCGCCCGGCGAGCACCACGTCGCCCTGGTCGAGAGCATGCTCAAGCCGGTCGCGCGCTCGGTGAAGATCGTCAAGGTGCCCGCGCCGCACAAGGACGTCTCCGACTGGGTGAACATCGGCGGTGCCACGGCAGACGACATCGGCAAGTTGATCGAGGCCACGCCCTCGGAGAAGCCACCCGAGACCCTGCGATGGCTCAACATGACCGGGTGGGATCACGAGCCGATCCCAGAGCGCAAATGGGCAATTCGAGATCGCGTCCCCTTGCGACAGGCCGGCCTGTTTTCCGGTGAAGGCGGAACGGGCAAGAGCATCATCGAGCTGATGAAGGACGTGGCGCACGTCGCGGGCAAAGATTGGTTTGGATCGCTGCCCGAAATTGGCCCGGCCATCTATATCGGCTGCGAGGATGACGCGGAGGAGCTTCATATTCGGCTTGCTGCCATCATCAGGCATTACGACATGAGCTTTGACGAGGTTGTGCGGGGCGGCCTACGCGTCCTGCCCATGCTCGGGAAAGACGCGACGCTGTGCGCCGCGACCAAGGGCGGCAAGGTCGAAACCACCGTGTTGTATCGCCAGCTCCTTCAGGAAGCGGGCGACGTCAAGCCGAAGAACATCAGCGTCGACACGCTGACCGGTGCTTTCGCCGGCAGTGAGATCGATCGTGTGCAGGTTCATGCGTTCTGCAGACACATGCAGGCGCTCGCGATCGCGGCGAACGGCTCGGTTACGGTCCTGAGCCATCCGAGCTTGCAGGGCATCACCACAGGAACCGGCATTTCCGGATCGACGGCGTGGCACAATGCATTCCGGTTCCGCCAATTTCTCAAGGGCGTCAAAGCCGACAATGGCGAATTGCCCGACGATGACCTGCGTGAGCTGCAATTCCTGAAGAACCAGTACGGCCCGCGTGGCGAAAACATGGTGCTGCGGTACGCGCGCGGCGTGTTCGTGAAGGAGGCCGGCATCGGCGATCTGGACAAACTCGCCCGCGCCGCCAAGGCCCAAGACGTCTTCATGGAATTGCTCCGGCGGCTGTCAGGTGAAGGCCGCACCGTCTCGAACAACAGCAAGTCCAACAACTACGCGCCCACGGTGTTTGCCCAGGAAGATGAGGCCAAAAAACACCGGCTCAGGAAACCCGAGCTTGAGGAGGCCATGCGCCAGCTCTTCAAGGCCGGCAAGATCCGCAACGAGCAATACGGCAGGCCGTCCAGGCCCTGCTTCAGGATCGGGATCGGCGCCGCGTAGGAGGCTCACCAGGCGTGTTGCTTCGCGTGTCGCATGGTGACGGTGTCCCGCATCCCCCTATAGAAGGGGATGATGCGGGACGCACCCATGCGTCACGGTGCATCACGCATGCATCACGGTATGCATCACGCTGGAACCCGTTCGTGGGATGGAATAACCTCGCACCTATGAACATCGTCCAGCGCAACAACAAAGGCCAGTTTCTATCTGGCCACAAACAGGTCAGCCCAGGAAGGCCTCGCGGCTCGCGCAATCGTCACACCGAAAACTTTTTGGCCGCGTTCTGTCGCGATTTCGAGTTGCACGGTCCTGATGTGATCGCGAAGGTCCGGGAGGAACAGCCCGCCGTTTACCTCAAGATCGCCAGCGACTTGCTGCCTCGGCACGCCGAGCTGAGTGTCGACGTCGACATCCATGCGGAAGTGGTCGCCCTGCAGGAGACGTTCCGAGACGTGAATGGTGGTCGCGTCGATCGCGAGCTGGAAAAAATGGCGAAGCGACTTTTGCCGGGCATCATCAATGCTGAACCTGAGCGCGAGTGAGCCGCTCGACGAGAGCCCGTTTCGGTGGTGTCAAAGCCTTGCCGAACTCATCGCTGTTGGCGATCTGGTGTGCGGTCGCGACCTTGCCCTGTACTGTTTACGCGTGATCCGGGCCGAGCGCCAGCCGTTGCAGAATGCGGTGCGCGAGCTGCGGCGCGTTGGCAGGAAGGAGCTGGCCGCTGCCGTGGCCGAGGTGGCCGCACAAGCTCCGAAGGCGCCATGGTGGCACGCCAAGCGGCAGCCCGGCAGATGGCGCACGCCGTCGGCAGAGATCTGCATTGCTCGACGGAAGGCCGAACGGCGGGCCGCCGAAGGCCGTTGACGTCCGGCCAGACCCCCGTTACAAACTTTGCAACGTTCGTTGGACAGGACGTAACAGGGGCGTCGCGTGGCAACCAATACCGGAAAATTCATCGCATACTATCGGGTCAGCACGCAAAAGCAGGGCCGGAGCGGCCTTGGTCTTGAAGCACAGCGCGAACAGGTCCGCGCTTTTTTGAACGGCGGAGATTGGTCGATTGTCGCCGAGTATGTTGAGGTCGAGACCGGCACCAGCAAACGCGCTCGACCCGAGCTGGACAAGGCATTGGCTGCGGCACGGCTGCACCGCTGCCCGCTGATCGTCAGCAAGGTCGACAGGCTGACGCGCAGTGTGGCCTTCCTGTCGAAACTGCTCGAAGCTGGCGTCGATGTCCGCTTCGCCGACCTGCCGCAGATCGAGGGCGCAACGGGTCGCTTCCTGCTGCAGCAGATGGTCGCGGTCGCCGAGCTGGAAGCTGGCATGATCTCGAAGCGAACCAAAGATGCGTTGGCCTCGGCGAAGCGGCGTGGCGTGAAGCTCGGCGGCCGACGTCGCAAGATCGTCGGCAAGGATGACAAAGGCAGGTCGATCTATGGCGACGTCGTCAACGGCTCGGCGAAGGGCCGCGCCGCCGCCAGGAAGGCACTGCAGGAACGCGCGGACGCAAGAGCTGCAGATATCGCCCCGGTGATCGCGGAGCTGCAAGCGAAGGGCATAACGTCACTGAGAGCCATCGCATTGATCTTGAACGCGCAGCGCATCCCGACCGCGCGCGGCGAGGGCTTGTGGCAACCGGCG